ATTCAACGTATTACCGTGACCCAGGCACAAACGTTTCTTACGGCATCAAGTTTATTAACCAGCAACAATACAACGGCATTGCGGTTAAGACGGTGACTTCCACGTATCCACAAGTCATGTGGATTAACATGGAATACCCCAACATCCAAATGACGGTTTATCCACGCCCTACACGGGATTTGGAATGGCATTTTGTGTCCGTTCAAGAATTGGATCAGCCTGCTACACTGAACACGGTACTAGCGTTCCCGCCAGGTTATTTGCGTGCGTTCACCTATGCGCTGGCAATGGAAATTGCACCCGAGTTTGGTGTTGAGCCAAGCCCACAGGTTCAGCGCATTGCTATGACCAGCAAGCGCGACTTGAAGCGCATCAACAACCCTGACGATGTGATGTCAATGCCTTACGCCATCGTGGCCACTCGCCAGCGCTTTAACATCTATGCTGGTAACTATTGATGTTAATTGCGCTTGATTACGACAAAACCTACACCGCCGATCCGGCGTTGTGGAATGATTTTATTCAGTCAGCGCAAAATCGTGGGCACACAATAAAAATTGTCACGATGCGTACACCAGTCGAAACAATTGTCAATGTTCCAATTGAAGTTGTTTACACTAGCCGAAAAGCAAAATCGGTTGTAATCAACGCCGACATTTGGATTGACGACAGCCCACAGTGGGTCTATCAGGATTCCCTATGAAGACGCCGATTCTTGGTTCATCCTATGTGGCGCGGTCAATCAATGCGGCAGACAACCGCATGATCAACTTGTTTCCCGAAATCGTGCCTGAGGGTGGCAAAGAAGCTGCATTCTTGCAACGTGCCCCTGGCCTCAAAGTCCTTGCTACGGTAGGCACCGGCCCCATTCGTGGGCTGTGGTCTTACGGTGGGCTAGGATACGTGGTCAGTGGTATTGAACTGTATAAATTAAATACGGATTGGACTTCACAACTTATTGGCGCTGTTTCTGGCACCGGCCCCGTTAGCATGGCCGACAACGGCACGCAATTATTTATCGCTTGCAATGGCCCTAGTTACATTTACAACAATAAAACTTTTGTTCTTTCAGCTATTACCGACCCTGATTTTGAAGGTGCTGTTAGCGTAGGTTTTATTGATGGCTATTTTGTGTTTAGTCAGCCAAACAGCCAAACACTGTGGGTTACTGAAATCTATGACGGCACAAACATTGACGCGTTAAATTTTGCCAGCGCTGAAGGCAATCCCGACAACATCGTGTCGCTGATTGTTGATCACCGCGAAGTTTGGTTGTTTGGCACCCAATCAGTTGAAGTTTGGTATGACGCCGGTCTTGCGGGGTTTCCTTTAGCGCGAATCCAAGGTGCATTTAATGAGATCGGATGCGCGGCCACATACTCGGTTGCCAAACTAGACAATGGTTTGTTCTGGCTTGGGCAAGACGCCCGTGGCCAAGGTATTGTGTACCGGTCTAACGGTTACAACGGCATACGGGTTTCTACTCATGCAGTCGAATACGCCATCGCCCAATACACGTACATCCAAGATGCGTTTGCGTACACGTACCAACAAGAAGGCCACAGCTTTTACGTTTTGATTTTTCCGACAGCTAATGCCACATGGGTTTACGATGTGGCTACGCAGGCTTGGCACGAACGTGCAGGCTTTGTTGACGGCCAATTTACACGGCATCGTTCCAACTGCCAGATGCTTTTCAATAGCCAGATCGTGGTGGGCGACTATCAAGACGGGCGTGTCTATGAGTTTGACTTAGACAAATATACGGACGATGGCAGCATTCAAAAGTGGTTGCGGTCTTGGCGTGCGTTGCCTACGGGCACCAATACCCTAAACCGTACAGCACACCACAGCTTGCAATTAGATGCTGAGACTGGCGCTTACCTTGCCCCGATTACTGAAGATGTGTTCTTGGTGACCGAGGAATACGCCAAACTAATGACTGAGGCGGGGGATTTCCTGATTGATGAAAACCAAATCTCGTACAACCCAGAACCCAACGTAATGTTGCGCTGGTCAGACGATGGTGGCCACACGTGGTCCAACGAACACTGGAAATACATGGGCGCGGTTGGCCAGTATTATTACCGCACGATCTGGCGGCGTTTGGGCATGACCGTTAAGTTGCGTGATCGCGTTTACGAAGTCTCGGGCACAGACCCTATCAAGATTGCGATCATGGGGGCTGAACTTCACTTGACGCAGACCAATGCTTAACATTACTCAGATACCTTCCGCAAGGGTTCCAATTACCGAAGATGGGGAAGCGCTCATCTCTCGGGAGTGGTACCGGTTTTTGTACAATCTGTTTACGCTGAACGGTTCAGGTGGCGCTCCCACCTATGCAAACCCTGCTATTCCAGTAGTTGCCACCGGATCGCCGTTTCTGTACACTAACGCGGATACGTACACCGTGGACATTATGATCAGCGGCGGCGGCGTTTCCAAGCTGGAATTCTCGCGTGACGGGGCAACTTATTACAATACTGGTAGTTACTACGGTATGTTCACTTTGTCTCCATCTGATATGCTTCGGGTTACCTACACTCAAGCGCCCATTTTGACTTTGATTCCGAGGTAATAATATGCCATCTGCTGCTCTCTCACCCGCGCCAAAACTTCAGTTTTTTGATACTGCCGGAAACCCGTTGACTGGCGGAAAAGTGTACACCTATGCGGCTGGCACATCTACGCCGTTGGCAACATACGTAGACTCTGGCGGCGTAACTACCAATACCAATCCAATTATTTTGGACGTTCGCGGTGAAGCCAACATTTGGTTAAATTCTGCGGCTTACAAATTTATTCTTAAAACCGCTGATGACACATTGATTTGGACAGTAGACAACATCACCAGCACTGACGGGGTAAAAGCCTACGTGGTCGGTTTGTTGGACGCGTATAAAGCCGATGTAGCCAACACAACAGACGCTACTAAAGGCGATGCACTGGTAGGTTTTCGGCAATCAAACGCTGGCGGTATTTTAACCAATGCTGTTGGGCGCACAGTTCACCAAAAATTGCAAGAGATAATTAGCGTCAAAGATTTTGGCGCTACAGGTGACGGAACAACCGATGACACTGTTGCAATTCAATCGGCGGTAAACGCGGCTGCGGGAAAAGCGTTGTATTTTCCTAGTGGCACATACATTGTGTCTGCGGTCATTACGCTGGTATCAAACGCTGTGATTTACGGTGATCAAGGCATTACAAGCCTAAAACTGAAAGCCCAAACTTACGTTGCGGCAAACGTCAGCATTTTTGTATTGACCGGAATTTCAAACGTTTATATTTATGGATTGATTTTTAACGGCAACAAAGGCAACATCGGCACTACGCACAACCCCATCAATACCATTTATCAAACCACAAAAGTAACTTTTGATACGTGCGAGTGGATAGCTTGCGAAGGAATTTGCCTAAACATCTCTACTTCGGTGGACAGTTTTGCTGTGTTGAATTGCAGGTTTATCAGTTGCGGCGGCGCAACCGACAACTCAGATGGCTATCGTAATCAAGCAATCGCGTTTTCTTCTAGCGCAGGGGCAAGGTCTAAAGACATTGAAATTACTGGAAACTATTTCTTTGCCCAAGGTCTGGACTGCATTTCAATGTGTAACCTTGACGATGTGGTGGTGTCTAACAACGCTGCTTATGATTCGTATTCGTTCTTGTACAGCGCTCCAACGCCGTACCGCACAATCAACTTGAGCGTTACGGGTAACGTAATCTACAACACCAACCAAGGATCGTTAAACAACACGGTTAACCCCGTTGCGATTGATTTGCCTCGAGTGTCTAACGCTACGATTACGGGCAACGCGATATATAAATGCGAACAATCTGGTATCGGTATTTTTGACGAATCGGTGAACGTGGTTGTGTCGGGAAACAGTTTGGTGGATTGCGGATACAAAGGCGTATCTTGGTACGGCGGTATCAGCGTAGGCGGCGGCAACGGAACTGCCTCTGGCATTTTTGAAGTGGTTGTTGCCAACAACACCGTAGTTTCGACAGGCACATATACAAACATGAAGTTTGGTATTTTGCTAGATAGCGACTTAGAAGCCGTCATTATTTCCGGCAATAACCTCGTTAATTATGTTACGTCAAAATACGGATACTACGTTTACACCACTATCCCAGGCGCGGCCAACGTCTTTGCGTTAACTACCAATACCCCAATTTCGGCAACTACGCTGATTAACGATGTTGATGCGTATACCGGCACGATCACCAACTGGCGCAAAGAAAACACGCTGACGGGTTACTATTTCAACGGCACAAAGGTGGTGGGCAACCAGCAAGCTGCGATTGCTAACTCAGGCAATGCGACCACAGATGCCATCCTTGCCGCCCTTCGTACACACGGTTTGATTGCGACATGATTGAACATCATTTTAGCGCCGGTGTATATGCCAAAGAAACGCGCATTCCTGCGGGGCATGTGCTTGTCCAACATAAGCACAAGTTTGACCATTTGTCTATTCTGGCCAGTGGGTCAATTGAATTGATGGTTGACGGCGAACGGACAATTGTTAACGCGCCAGCTTGTTTGACTATTGAAGCCAATAAGCATCATGGCGTAAAATCAATCACGGACGTTGTGTGGTACTGCATCCACGCCACGGAATGCACCGATACAGATGAAATTGATGAAGTGTTGATAGTGGCTGGCGATCAAGCGCAAGCCCACAAAATGGCCCAGTGCCTTCAGGAGAATTAATATGCCTTGGATGATACCCGCCGCAATTATTGGTAGTTCCTTGCTTGGTTCTAGCGCGGCAAGCCGCGCCGCATCTCAACAAGCCAACGCTGCCAATCGGGCGGCTGATCTCCAAAATCAACAATACCAGCAAACTCGGCAAGATCAAATGCCGTATATGGAAGCTGGGCGC